GTATTTGGGTGAAAATGTTCGGCCTGTTCACATCTATTAAGATATTTTATAATATCGTCTCGATATTCTGCAATGATTTCATTATGAATTTTCCCCGTATTCCAATTGATGCATGAAAAATCTGCCTTTCCCCCCTTTCCACAATAATCATCCGCCATTTTAAGAATATACAGTAGCAATAAAAAATCAGCCATATATTCGTTACTAAGAATTTTTTCTTTTTTAAATATTTCCATATGTATGAGAACTATCAACGGTTTCTGAAGGTGTGTCAACTATTTTTTCAATAGTCATATTGAATTGATTTTTTGTAATAAATGCCGGGATGAACATATCATAAATGAATGGAAGATACTTCAACCACATTCCTTGAATTTTTCTATCTTGATGATTCAAAAGAATATCAATTTGTTTCACAAAAAATCTTTGCGCCAATTGATCTGTTTTTTGCCTCACTATTTGAAATTCTTTTGGAGTCGGAGCGGTTAGTTTATTAAACCATAACATTAAAGTTTGTAATTTTAATTTTAATTTTTGAAATTGTGGCGTTTTGTGCATATAAAGCCATGCAGTTCCATATTTTTTCGAAAATTCAATATACGGTTGACTGATGAAATTTTTTTGTATGTTTTCTTTTGAACCATATTCAGCCAACAACTCTCTATATCGCTTATAATTGACCATTACTGGATTTCCGGTAATATTACAGAAAAAAACCTTATTTCTTTTAGATGATTTGTAAGAAAAAGCATCCTGTTCTCCAACCCAATGGGCGCGACATTTTTCTAACTCTTCTAAAAATCTTTGACGATTGGTTTTTCTTCTACTTTTTTTGAGTTTTGGACGATTACGTCGTCGAGAATTTTGCGACCAATGCGTATTTTTCATTTAAAGTGTTTTTCCGACTCAATTAGAAATGCAAAAAAATTAATTTCTTTGTCTAAGTGATATGAGTGTTTCTCAATATATTGATTAATTAATTCAATTGCCGCTTTATCCTGCTTCTCCACAAATTTATTAAAAAAGTAGCGATAAAATTTCAAATAATCGCAGCCAAATTTATCTTCGTTTTTAATTATTTTTTCTCTTATCTTAAATAGATCGCCGCCCTTGCTCAATTCATTATAAATCTCTTCGTAAAAGTTTGCATCATTTTTTGGTGGATGAAACTTATTATTGATGCTACATGCTTTCTGTAGTTCATTAAGGGTTTTTCTTATATCTGGATAATGATGTTTTATCAGATCAGTTAATGAATCAATGTCTTTTGTTTCAACAACTATTTTTTCCGCTTTAAGAATTTTTTTCACCAACCCCCAAATCATATTCAATGAAGGAGCTTTAAATTCAAAACTCTGAGTTCTGGAAATGATCGCTGGTGAAATTTTTTCAATATCATTGCAAGTAAAAATAAATCGTGCCGAAGATGAATATTCCTCCATCATATTTCTTAATGCATCCTGCGCCGCATTAGTCGATCCATCAAATTCATCGCATAAAATGATTTTGTGCTTGGCATTAAAAGCCATATAAGAAATAAAATCTTTAATTTTATTTCTTATGGTATCGATACCATTTTCTTCTGAAAAATTGATAATCAGATTATCATTCGGCGCATAAGTATCGATTAGGATTTTAGCAGTTGTTGTTTTTCCAATTCCATAACTACCGTGAAAGAGGAAATGATTGACCTCTTTCAGACTAGTCATTGTTCTTTTTATTTCATCATCCATTAAACATTCCTCGAAGGTTTTCGGACGATATTTTTCACACCACATGTTGGAGATTTTAGACATTTTGATTGAATAATTTGTTTAATCTTTTAAATATTTAAAAATATGGCTAGTACAAATAATTTTAAAAATATTGATGAGGTTCTGAATATTTTAAATCAAATCAATACTGCGAACTCTTCCGAAGTATACGTCCCTTCGCTTAAAAAGTCAATAAAATTTAAACCATTGACTGAAAAACATCAAACGGCCATCATTAATGTTTATAACATATCCCCGATTTTGGATAATGATTTTAACATTCTTTTCTCCAATATTTTAAAAGAATTAGTCGCCGAGCCATTGGATATCATGAATTTAAATGTCATCGATAAATATTGTATTGCCGTTCAGTTAAAAGTCAATAATCAAGGCGCGACTTATATGGATTTCGACACCAAGGAAGAATATGACGTAATGCCTCTGGTTAATTCATATAAATCGAATGATTTCTTCATTCCTGAAGACATGACATTTTCATTGGACGAATTCGAAGTAACCATCGGACTGCCATCTTATAAAAATGAAATCGAATTCGATAATTTGTTATCTCAAAAAATTCAAAAACTTGATTTAACTGATGAAAAAGCATATAGAGCATTATTATCCGAAATTTTATTCTATATGCTTTTACAATATATCAAATCCATTAAAATTGATGGTAAATTTGATATTTCAAATTTTTCAGACTTAAATGGTGCTCAAAAGAAAAAAATCGGTGAAGTTATTCCAAGCAAAGTTTTTGATAGAATAACTCACATCATTGATGAAGATTTCGCCCCATATATTCAAAAATGTTTGGAATTAAACGAAAACACGACCATTTCTTATTCACCAAAATTATTTTTAAAATTAGATAAGTAATATGAATGACGATTCTAAAAACACAGGCATCACCGAACTGCAATCAGAATTGAAAAAAGAACTCAATTCACCAATCAACATATCTGTTCTTGTTGGTGCAAGTATAGGTTTGGGTTTATTGATTTATTTTTTCTCAAACAGTATTGTTTTAGGCGCATCTTTGGGGCTTCTATTACCTAGTGTAGGAAAATATTTTTATGACAATGATTTCTTTATAAAAACAATTAAAAATATTTTAGAGCAGAATCAAAAAGAAGTTCTTGCTTATGTAGAAGCAAATCAAAAAGAAAATATGGAACGATTGGAACGTTCTTTAAACAAATATGATGAATTGCCTTATAAAAAATACCAGATTGATTTACTCTGTGCAATGTGTGGCGGACAAAATAACACTTTAATTGATTTTGAAACTAAAAATTTTGTTTGCACGCACTGCAAAAATGAAAATGCTGTTTTTATTCAATTGGCTACGGCCAGAAAAACACAATTACAACCAGATGAAAATCTTTTAAAAGAAACAGAACTTGACTAGATTTGAATTGTATGTTATGCTGTTAAGCAATGACACCAATTCCTAAAGATTATACCTTATCAAAATTTTTTCAGTATTCGGGAAAACCGGAAAAATGTGGAAAAAATTATCGTGCAAGTTGTCCGCATTGCAGGGAAGGAAAATCTTGGTTGATTAAAAAACGACTCTATTTTTTTCCAGATAAAAATGCTTTTTATTGCCACAATTGTTCTCGTGGTTGGAGTGCTTATCGTTGGATTTTGGAAGTATGCCAAATGGATTTTACGACAATTTTGAAAGAAATTCGAGATAATAATTTCGACAGTTTCATTAAAGTCGATGAGATTGCTGAAATAAAAAACTACACTCTTCCAAAAGATTGTATTAATTTAGAAAATCAAAACCAATTGACATATTATAAAAACAATAAAGTGGTTAGTGCAGCTTTGGAGGTTTTGAAGAAAAGAAGATTGAATACGGCCATTAACCGTCCCAAAACATTCTACGTTTCATTGAATGATTTTAAATATAAAAAGAGATTAGTGATACCATTCTTCAATTTCGAAGATAAAATTGAATATTTTACGTGTAGAGCCCTATTCAAAAATCAAGAACCCAAATTCTTAAACAAACTTGGAGAAAAAACCATTTTTAATCTAAACAAGGTCAAAGAAGATATTCCTTACATCTTTATATTTGAAGGTCCAATAGATGCAATGTTCGTGGAAAATGGAATTGCAATATCAGGAACGCATTTGACCGATGAACAGTATTCAGTATTAACGGATTTCTTTCCAGAGCATAAACTTATATATGCATTCGATAATCCACGAATTGATGCAACATCGAAAGATAAATTAATTAAATTATTAAAAATAAACGATAATTTGACGTATTTCACCTACCCTGATGAATTCTCTACCTATAAAGATATCAACGATTATTGCATTTCCAAAAAATTAGACAAAATTGATATCGATAAATTGTTATCGGGTTGTCGGACCGGAATTTTACCGATCACTACACTAAATTAAAGAATTTATAATTTGATTTACGACTGGTTTTTTAAGAATCTTTAAAGATTTATTTTCTAAATCGAATGGATTCACCAAATCGTTCGCATATGCAATAATCCACCAGAGGTTTACGTCATCATAAAATTTGTGGCTAATATGATATAAATTATCATATTCTGTTGAATGATACTCATCGTAAAATACCGGGTTTATTTCATCATCGATTATTAACGAATTCGATAGATTGTAGAAATAATTATCCGATTCGTCTTTGTAGATATTAAAAAGATTATCCCAATCTTTTATATTAAATTTCTCCGGCATTAAATTTTTATTTTTCATAGTTATGCAATCCCGACAGGCATATTTATCATTCGATTTCCACTAAGTCGAAGTCTATCAATATCAGGCGCGCCTCCACCAAAAATTTGAGTCACTGGCGCGGGCTTATTGCCTGCATTTATTCCAGCAATTCCAACTTTTGCAGTTACTTCGGCATTCATAACCCCCGACATAACAATAGCTTTTTGCAATGATTCGATATTTTTATTCATTTCAGCAAATTGTTTTGTGGTTTCTTTATTCTCCTTACCGACATTTATAGAGGGAATCATCGAAGTATTTCCCTTTTCTACCCCCTCTTTCATATCTTCTAAATTATTTGTATTAGCATTTTTATTTTTTTCTAATTCTTCTAAGCGTTTCTTTTCCTTATCCATCATTTTTTGTTCGAATTCCTTAGCTTCACGGGCCATTTTCCCCACTTCGGTTATTTCTTTAAACGGACTTGAAATCCAATCCCAAGCTTTTCCGAGTCCTTTTTTGATTCCCTTCGCCGCTTTTTTAGCAATTCCTCCAAACGCCTCTTTCAATTTTTTCCATACTGTTTTTGCCAAATCGGTCGCCCAATCAGCTATCTTCGACCCCCATTCTGATAATTTATCGGTGATGGGTTTGAAAAAATTCTTAATAGGAGTTATTATATTTTCACCTATCCAATTAAACAGTTTTTCGCCTTGATTCCAAATATCATCAAATGCTTCTTTTCCCATATCATATGCAGTAGAAACCATAGTTGCTATACCTCCAAAAAAATTTTGAATATTCTGCCAATACTCTTCGATTTTTTTCTTTATTTCACCCCAATTATCTATGAAAGGTTGAATTTTTGGTTTTAATGTCTCATCATACCATTTTTTGATACTCTTTCCAAATTCAGTTTCTCCCAACCAATCCATTATTGATTTAAATCCATCTTTAATGCCTCCCCATACGGTATCGACGAAAAATGATTTGATATTAGGCCATAATTGCTCCTTTACATAATCCCACATCTTACTCCCCTGCTCTTTAAGAGTCATTTTGGATGCATTATCACTACCGCCCAGTGCGGCATCCCGTAACATGGAAATACCGTCTATTGCAAGAGAAATGACGCTTCCAGGGAGGCCAAAAAGATTGGCAATTGCCGATAAGGAATCTAAAGTTCCACCAACCCAATCTCCTTTTTTAAATCTTTGAATCGCAAATCCAATTGAAAGAAGACTGCCTAAATATGGAATTCTACCTAAAATTTTCAAACCTCCCCCTTTAAAAATCATTTTCCCAAAATTTTTAAGATTTCCAAAAAGAGAAGGCTTGAGTAAGCCGCCTAACTTGACAGCTTCCTCACCTCCATTAAAAAAGGTTTTAACAAAACCAAAAAATTTGGGGATATTTTTAATTACATTACTAATTCTAAATAAAAGATTAGCAATAAATTTATTTTTCCCTGCATCTTTATCGAAATGTCTAAGTGCCCCAATTGCAACATCAAATCCCTTCAATAAAAAAGGAATGGCGCCAAAAGTTACCAACCCGACCCCGGCAATTCTCCCAAGTCCTTTGATGAGACTCCATATACCCCCCCCCATACCGCCACCCGATTTCACGCCTCCCGGAGCCCCAATCATCATACCGAACGATTCATCATGAGCAGTTCCTTTGGAACCGGAACCGACATTCGCCCCATTGGAATCGTTCTTGTCAAAATCTTTTCTTATATTGATGAGATTGGTATTAATTGCATCTAATTTTTCTACAAGAATTTTATTTATATTATTTATATTTTTATTTATATTGATGATTATATTGATGAGATTGGTATTAATTGCATCTAATTTTTTTACAAGAATTTTATTTATATTCTTAGTTCTTTTATTTCCATTATTAATAGCGAAGGCACTCGGTTTTAATGTATTAAAACCGGATTCCAATTTTTTGTATATTCCTTCTAATTTCTTAAAATTAATTTTAGGAAATAAATTTTTATTAAGTGTGTCGAAACTTTTTCTTAGATTTTGTTCTACGGTTTTGAACAGTTTATTGAAATCTTTAGTAAATCCTTTTAATGATTTTTCAAATTCATTAAATTTGATATTCTTAACGTTTTTTGCAAGAAGTTCTCCAGACTTTTGTAGAGGTTCGAATATTGCATCCAATCTTCCCTTAAGATAGCTTTTTCGTCCTGTAGCTCTCTTAACATAATTGTCAAAGGCAACTAATAATTGTTCTAATTCTTTTGAATCTGCGGATGCGGCCATTTACTATTATTTATAGCTTATAAATAATAGCAGGATGGCTCAAAATATAGACCTTAGTTTTTTTCAAAAACTTCAAAAGAATGCATTCGAGAAAGTTCCAAAACTATTGGATGAATTGGATTTAGCAATGGAACATGTCGAACGTCCCGTTCAACAAACCCTACAAATGATTTCCGAAATGCACGGGGTTTATAATGGTGCCAGTTCTCAATTAAGCCAATTTGTGAAGGGACTTAGTTCCAAATTTCCAAAAATTGATGGGAAAATACAATCGACTTTAGGAACTGTCGAAGCTGGATTGAGAGAAATTGAAAACATCACAAAGTCCTTACAATCATTAATTGGAAGAATCAATGATTTGGTTGGACATACAATGGATGCACCGACTTTAAGAGCTTTCATCGGGAAATCTCAATCATTACATCCGATCATCAATAAACAAATTCAAGATAATATTGGAAAACTTCCATATTTTCAACAAATTTCTGAATCCGTTGGAATGTTTTATAATATTACGATTAATTCAGAAATGATCGATCCGATTAAATGTCTATCTTCCAATTATAAACATGAATCCGAAGATACTAATTGTTTGCTCAGAAACAAGAATTATAAAAAAATGTTTCGACCTATTGCCGATATGATGGAAGACTCTAACAATTTGCTCAATGCTCGTTATATTCGATGTTCTCCAATGAATGACTGTGGGGTTAAATTCAAAAATTATTCTCAAGACTCCCCTAAAGCCCATGGTTATAATAATTGCATGGACGTTTTTCATAAAGATCGAATGATTGCTGCAAAAGGGCAGGCACTCAATGAAATTGTATCGACTTTTCAAGATAAATTACGTCTTTTAAACACCTATTTTCCAGTTACAGTGACAATAGATCGAAAAACCGACTTTCAACAAATTCAAACGGAGCACGGGCCATTATTAGTGGATGAACACGGTCGAGAATTGCAAAGAAATACTGATGACCAGAATAAGAATAACATGGATGCACTGGCATCATCTGAAATTAAAAAGAGCATATTATCTTAATTGCAAATGGTTAAATTAAAATTTCTATACTTTCCGATATAATATCTTTCAGCATCTTTAATTGATTTAATATTATATCGCTCTCCGGTCACCATATTTACGACTCCCACTTTTTTATTTTTTGAAAATGCAGCATCCATTAATTTGACCCACATCCCTCTACCAAAGGATGATTGCTCATCTCCAGATATAATACATGGATATCTAGAAAGATAATATTCCAAATAAAGATGTCTTGCCAACCCCTTAAATCTTTTATTTTGCCATGTCGTCGAAGTTTGTATCAAATTTCCCTTTTTTTCATAACAAATTATCGCCCCCACAACCTGTTCATTGAAATAGAATACATCATCAATCAAATTTCCAGTTTTTTTTCTTTTCAACCTAAACGTCAATCCATTATATGATACTGTATCGGGCATCTTCGTGTACGATTTTGCGAATTTCATATATTCCCCATTATTATAGATTGTATCAGCATGATTTAATACATTAGAATGAAACATTTCTGGATCATGAAAAGGCGCCTCATTTAAAATTTGAAAAATCTCTCGAAACTTCATTTTAATTATATTTACCAAGTCAAGAAAAAAATAAAAAAACAACCATTTATAATAAATAATTTTATATATTATGGCTTTAGCACCCGTTCAATCCTTTCTTGATGTTACTGCGAGACATGGAATTTCCCGTTCCACTCAATTTCGCATTTTAGGATTCTCAAATGTTCCTGAATATGTTCAGAGAGAATTCAATGATGCGCCAACCGGAGAGGGCGGCGTGGTGTATCTTAAAAGTGGTTCAGTTCCCGGAAGAACCCTTCAAGCCATCGAAATTCAATATCTTGCATTTAAAACTTATGCAATTGGGCAGGCCGAATATACAGAGAATCCGATCCAATTCACTTTCAGAACACCAGAAGATTTCCTTTGGAGAAATGCATTAGAACAATGGTCATTCGAATCCTATAATGAATTAACATCTAATGGTTCTTTTTCTACGCCATGCCCAAATACTACCATGGATGTGGGTCTGTTGAATAGTAAGGGACGAATTGCTCGCATCTATCGTTTGTTTTCTATTTTTCCAGAAACCATTGGAAATATTCAATACAATCTTGCGGATGCACCTAATGAAGTGGAATTCACTGTAGGATTTCGCTATACTCGGTTTAAAGTGATGCCTGTGGTTGACACTGGTTCGATTGATGAAAGCTTCCTGAATCGTTTAGATGCGGAAACCAAGGCAATTTACGAACAGTATCGAAACAACATCTTCGCAAATGCAAACACTACTTGCCAATCTGCAAACGTTTCTTAATGAAACTTGGCATTGGCTGGAACATGTATGGACAGCCATCATTTTTCCATTTATCCTCTTTCTTCTCAGAAAAAAGATTATAAATATTTTCGTGAATAGCTTTTTTTCTAAAATTACCGTCCTCTTCACTAAGTTTGATGATGTAAAAAAATACATCGTCAAACTTTATGAAATCCTCGTTCGTCTCAAACCAGTTATCGAATTTGCCGATACATTGATTCCTGATGAAACAAAAGTTCAAAATAAACTTGACACGGTAACCCCCGTGGTGTATAATGCTATTGATAAGGGAAAAGCTTTGTTGGAAACAATCGCCGAATTCCTCAAAATTCCACTTCCTACAATCAATAGCGTTGGTGTAAATGTCGATGCAGTTTCCAGTTTAAAAAAATCAATCGATTCAATTTAATGATTTACGGGTTATTTAACTCTAAGAATAAACAGTTCGTTGGGTTCGTTGCGGACCCAACGAACCTACCCCCCAATTCTTTATTAAAAGAATTTAACATCGAAGAAGAACAATTTAATTTGGCTCGATATACTTGGAAAGGCGATTATGATAATGGGGAACTCATTGATTTAAATAAAGGAGTTTCGCAAGTTAATGAGCATCTTATAGAGACGAAAAATGCTGAAATTTTTTGGAGAAAAACCGATAAAACTCAACTTATTTTCGACATTTTAACTTTTATTGAAAATGGAACTGTGTCCGAAACCTTAAAAGACACTATCAATTTAAAAAATAAAATCGTTCAAAAACAAAAATCAGAATTAGAATATTTTATGAAATCCCCCATTCACGAATTCCGCTCTAAAGCCGATATTGTTCGTGATACAAAACAAGCTTTCGAATCATAAATAATTGATAGATGCCTGATTTCATTTCCACTCGCGTAGAATTAGACCCTTATGTTGGTGGACAGATTTGTCTTTTTAAGAATGGCGAATATTCCAATTATTGCGTCATGAAATCAACTTATGGCTCGGATTTGAGAAAACTCGACAATACATTTACAATTGCAGATTCCTGTGGAGCATATGCAACAAGCTGTGGGGATCAAAATTACATTGACTTTAACAACTGGATCGCTCAATTTTTTTAAGATATTATATGTTGAATGTTATTCCTAATTTTTTAACAAATGCTAAAGAAATTTTAGAATTGGTTGGAACTCATGACCGTCTATTTCGAAGAAGAGAAGGTGATCTAACTCATGTTAGTATATTCCCATTCTCCTCAAAATTTAAAACTTTAATGTTTGAAGACATGGCCGATTCACTAATCGAAGAAATTTTTAAAAGTCACCACTGGAGTGATAACACAAAAAACTTCTTCTCCTTCATTCAAATTCAAAAGTATGAACCCGGAGATTTCATTATTCCTCACCGTGATGATTACGAGATTCGGGAGCTTCATTTAGTGACATTAACCGAGTCGGATCATGATGGTTTAATCGTGGATGACGGAACAAAAAATTTAGTAAAAATTTATGATAAAGCTGGACAAAAAATTGAATTCGATGCTAATGCATGGCATTGGGTCGATCCAGTTAAAGATTTGAGGTTTAGCCTCGTTGTTGGTGTTTAGTGTTAGTTGTTTTGTTGTTATTGTGTTGTGAGAAAAAAGGGGCAGTAGTTTAGCTACTGCCCCTTTTCTTTTTAGAATTTATCGTAATTTTCACCAAACAATCGCTTCATAAATTCATCCATTTCTGGAGAAATAGTATGATTTTCGACTCTTTTCAAATCATCGATTCTTTCCATCGCATCGTCTTTGTAAATTTTTAAATCTTCGATATCATATATACAATCGTTAATATACGACATATAATCCTCCCAATGATTTATTTCTTCTTTTAAGGTTTTACTGACTTTGCATTTTTCCATCGTCTCAATCCATAATTGTTTATATTCAGGTTTGGGTAATGATTTGAACATCGCCTCTTCAATTGCTCGATGCCATCGCTCTATGGCCCTATTCCTATACATTTGCAAATCCTCAGAATCTTCAAGAGAACTGATATCCCTCAAATATTGTTCCCAAATTTGAGGGATATCCTCAGTTAAAGCCAATCTAGATTGTAATGCAGCTTCTATCCAAAGCTGTTTAAAATCCATATTTTTTTTAATTTCTTCGAAAGAAATATCTTTTTTAGTTGCGCTCATCGAACAAGCTACCAAACATTTCCCATTGTTCAAATGTAAATTGCACTTTTCCACCAAAATCGTCAGTAATTGTCATATTATCTTCATTTTTAGTGATAACGGGGCAGCATGAATTTGGTTTACAGAGTCGCGTAGTTCCAGTCTTTTTTAGTTCGTTTTTAAATTTATTTTTATTTTCCATATCAAAAATTATTTATAATCTCTATTCTTGTTTTTCAAATGCTTTGTAGATATTGAATTGTTTTTTCTGTTACAACAAAAAATTCCATTCCTTTTGAGTTTGCCCATTTTTTTGCAGCATCCCATTTGTCTTTATTCATTTGGGCCATTGCCGATTCATATAGTAATGTGCTTCTCTTGACATTTTTGCGTAGGGTGTTTTTCACTCCATTAAGAGCCGTTTTCATCTGCCTTTCCGGCTTGACCTCAATTATCATTCTTCTACCATCGCTGGTTTTTATATAAAAATCCACAAAATATCTGGATGTGCTCTGTTTGACAGAATTGAAATAAGGAATTATCACTCGCTCACTACTCCATTCAATAATTGCGGGATTTGAATCACAAATTTGCATAAATTGCATTTCCAATTTTGACCGATACACGGCCATCCCTTCAGGATTCAAAAATTTCTTCCTATTTTGGGGGGAAAACACTCCCTGTTTATATTTGTGGTACTTACTTTTCATTTAGACAATAACGATTTTATTTAACAAATCATTATCCTCAAACAATGGAAAGAAGATATCATCTAGTACAATTTTATTATTAAATTCCGCAACAGATATTTTGTCAAACACTTTATCCACGGCAATTATATTGATACCTTCAATATAATTAGAATTTACATTATTGATTGTTTTAACACCCTTGACTCCACTTATATTAAGAATCGAGTTCAATAAATCAAAATTGTTTATTGTTGCCCCTAAACCATAATTGGATTTTTTGAAGAAAGAGATTATTGCATCATAAACTTTTTTCTTCAATACATTTTCATTTATAATTACGGAATTATCTTTCTCGATTTGTAAAATTGTATTATCAATATTCTCTAGATCATATCCAACCCTTAAATTTAAATAAATCGGATCGAATGGTATGAAATTGGAGGTTAAGCACTTCTCTTTGTTAATAGAATTGATAATCAACTCCTTCAAAGCAGAATTTAGATAGACTTCATTGAATAGTGCTGATTTGGGAACGATGAAACCGTATATATTGTTGAAATTACAAGAATTGCCAAACTTCAAAGAATTATATAACACCCGATTTTCTTTTTTGGGATCATTCAACCCCAAGGATTCGTAATGTTTGAAATATTTGTTTAAAAAATCTTCATTATTAAGAACTTTAACATCATGAATAACATTTGAGAAATTGGATTTAATAAAAACTTCGAATTGTTCTTTTTTGATAAGTTGATATTGGCCATTATGACTCGCTTTCGGCGCATTTTTTCTAATTTCATCTACACTTTCTGGTAGACGATACGGCGTCGATGGACAATCATTTTGTAAATAAATTGTTGCTCCCGTTCCAACAATATTACAACCTCCAACAAATTTATTTTCGTAACAGATCACATCATTCAATATTTCGGAAAAACGAATCGTGTTGAAGCTATTTAATTTTCTACCATTTAAAACTCCCGTTGCAATCTCACCTTTCGTGCCATTGGATTTTAAATAATAAATTCCCACACTATCACCAGAATTTAGCTTAATGCCATTATAACCATCACCAAATTTGATTTCATAAAGTTTATTTTCGTTTAACCTAATTTCGTAATGAAAATCAGTATCTTTGCTGAGATATAATGAATCCACTTTGGTAAACTTATGCCATTTATTATCTTTTTTAACATATACGTCAATATTGAAATGATCTACAATAACATCATCATTGACCGAGAGTAGAATCTCTTCGTTCTCGGCTCCAACTGCTGTTATTGTTGGATATTCAATATACTGTCCTTGATAAAGGAGTTTGTTATTTTCAATATTTAAAATTTCCTCCAAAGTATCATCTTGCTCCTTCGAAAAGAACAGGTCTTCATTTAATGAATAGCGAATTCCACCTAAATCGACATAATAATAACGAGGAATAATGTAGTGATTGCGAGCTAAATTTTTTGCAAACAATCTAAAATTGACAACGGAAGTTTGTGAGCCGATGGGTTTATAATCTAGAATCTTAACGATTCTATTAATATTTTCGTATATCTTTGTTTCGGAAAAATCTTTTTGATTGCTCGATTGACTAAGGTAGTAGAGCATCAAATTTGTAAATGCCGAATGCAAATCAACAATAGAAGAGATGTTACTCGCTTCATAAATTTGATCCGTGAAAACGCTACTCTTCTTTAAATTATCCACCAAAAAATTCTTAATTTTTGTTGGTGAAATGTTTAAGTAATCAATTTTAGATAAATCCGACATTTAATAATATTTAGGCAACATTATTAACAGGAGCAAAGCCTGCATCCAATGGCGAATTGGCCCCTATAAGGCTGTTCTCGGCGTTTTCATCCAAAGGCCATGCATCCATCCAAACGTGGCATTTGACGCCTGTAATCTTATTGTAGTAGTTGGATTCGTCTGTTTTGAAGGTGTGTTGGATATTTGTTGCTAGATATTGTCCTTCGATCCGATGATCGAAATCTTTATCGTTGATTTCCCCCTTTTTTGACACTGAAAAGAACCTTGCCGGCTGTCTAATGGTCATTCCTTTTGCCGGAAAAGAAATTCCAATAGAATTGAAAAGTTGATTTAAGATTAGTCGATTTCTCCCCACCGCATATCGACCTTCTCGGGTTTTGATATTCGTGTATTGAATTTTGGAATTAGTACCATCTTTAATTTCCTTGTTTAAGGTAATTCTTGCATCATTATTTCCCGAAGTCTTCAATTCTTTAATATAATTATCTTTGATAAAAGTTCTGACCTCTTCTGCCGTATTTTCGATTTTTTCAAAATTAAATTGGCCATCTATATTATTGAATGATATGTTGAAAATATTTGCAAACAAATCAATATTGGTTGTGGCTTGATTTTCTAAAAATTTATAAGTTTTAATATCACTAAATTCAATGGCCTTTACATCGTTATTGAAATTGAATCCGCTTTCTGGCGCTTTAGAAATTTCTATTGCTGTTTGTTCAGTTTGGGCAACATTTTGAATAAAAAAATGATCGGTTGCATATTCGCCCGGTGAATCTTTTCCAGCTTTTTTAAAATATTCAGATATGGGCATTAAGCTGAATTGTTTTGGCTCGCCCCGCATTAATGCCCGTTCATATTTAAAAAAACACGGCTCGAATTTATGGGCCTCATCCGCCGTATGTAACGAAAGCAAGTAACTTAAATCTTGAATTGCTTTCTGAGATGATGGGGATGTGTAAAAAATTTTATTCTTTTCATCTCCTTCACTCCATTTTTCCGTTCCATAATTTTGAAGAAATTTCTCCAATTCATTTTTCTTTAAAAATTCATAGATGCAATCGCCCGTTTTTAATGCACGTTCGGTATTGGTCATTTGAATGATCTCTTCAATACTCTTTCCTTCAGTTGCTTTCTCGGTTGTTGAAAATTCGACATTTCGATTCAACATATCGAAATAGGGTTTTTCTGCAAAAAATAATTTAATTAATTTCGAATTAATTGAATCCGAATCCAAATCTTCCACATCATAAATGATTGCTTCAAATTCGATACCCCATTTATCAAAAGCAAAAGGTAAATCAAAATTGGCTTCGCCCGCAATTCGATCTTCTAATTTTTTAGGATGAATCATTATTTTTATAAGGTCTTTTCCATTCCCTAAAAATTTATAAAATGCATTTGGATTTTCTCCAGTTGCAAGATCAGGCAATCGTCTAAAAAATTCATATTGATTATCTAATACAATATACCCTTTAGTGGGCCAATCGAATAAATCTTCAATAAACGTCAGTTCGCGAAATGCATTTTTTGTCAATGAAAGTTTATTCTTTCCATTATATAAAATGATTTCTATGTCAAATCCTTGATTATTAAATATATAATCCATATACGTTTATTGGCTTGATGGTAAATTTTTATTCAGAAAATCAAAATTTTTATTTTTTATTCAGAAAATCAAAATTTTTATTCAGAAAATCAAAAAACTTTTGGGGGGTTGATAAAATGGCATCTTCTCCTTTTTTTAATGCTTCCTCTAAACTTGCATTTCTGTCGTTTACTGAACTGATGACGCTTGGACGACCAAAGTTAGGAAGAGACGGATCTGATGTATTTCCATTGACATATGTCAATAGATTTCTCGTCATTGGAGTGATGATACTTTCAAAGACTAAAGTAATTCGATATGATTCTGGAATGGAACGTCCACCAATATAGTGATTCTGCCCTACATTATCCACTTTATAGCTTTTAATATAACAAACAGGCATATAGATGGTGTCTGGAATATACAAACTATATATGCATCCACCTTGCGTTAGGATAACATTTCTTTGAACTGGAGTATTTTGGTGATGTAAGAGATAACAAAGCTCCAAATTTTGATTCGTTTCTGCCAAAGAACCAGTGTTTTCTAAATCAAAAGTGATTGTAATGTTTTCTGGTGTTGTTTCTCTCCAAGAATAGGTGTTAATAGTTCCAATTCGGCCATCTACAGCCGTTTTTACAGCACCGTAAATACCACTAATAAATTGAACAAGTTGACCAACCTCATCGATATATCCCTTATTATTAGCCAATGCCCAAGTGGATGAAGTGTTGAGAAGTCTTGTCAAGGATTCGAAATTTTGTCCTAGATCATCGACCGCAAAAGTATTGTCTCTTTGAAATTTTTGCTCTCCAAAATACGGAAAAACATAATTGAATCCCGTTGGTGTTGCAACATATCGTGAATGATAGTATGAGGTAGGATCGTTAGAAGATTTCAATATCGTGGTTGCTGCATTTAAATTATTAAAAATACTGCCTCCAAAATTCGTCAATCCAATATTTCCGATATTTGCTTGATATGCAAAATAATATATTGCATTTAATAATTGAGAATTATTAGGTTGATATTCGGTTAAAATTGCTGGAACGACTTCTTTTCTAGATTCTTTTCTGGAAAAAGTCCACGTAAAATTCTCTAAAACATTTACGCTTCCAGAACCATTCGGCTCAAGATATAAACTTGGTGTTGATCCTTGTTTGTAAAGCGTTCCAGAAATAGCCATTTAAATTATTTAGTGAAGGAAAATTTACCCGAAGGTTCTAAAATAATCGTAAAATTATCCGAAAAATTTAAAATTGGAATCGCAATGTTAATGAAAAATTGATAGGTATATGAATCCAAATTCGCATACGAATCGAATTTCGTAATTGAAAATCTACCTGAA